CTTCTATCAATTTGTGAAGAACCACTTTTTGGATAGAACCAATTTATTTCACTAAATAACGAATTATACTGTGCATATATTGTGTCACTGGCTGATAGGTTGATACCAAGGTCAGTTGTGTCTTTAGTTGTAAATACAAAGTCCTCAACTGAACAAGGCATTTTTTTTACTGTGCCGTCATACATATAAAAACCACCGGAACGTCCCATCCAAAAACAAGCACCATTAGCATATACTACACCGTGTTGAGAAATTAGACCACAGTTTGACCCTACTTGTGTAATACTAAAAGTAAATGGTGGGCCAACAAATTGCATTCTATAAGCAGAAGTGTCAGTTAAAATTAGAATATAATCTTTTGCTTTTGCTGCACCTATTATTCTACTGCCAGAGTCAAGTTGAAATGTTCCTGCAGTATTTGTTGAAGTAGGTGTATAAGATGTTATGTCTTCTTGATCTGAGAATCTTATGAACATCAAGTTCTGTGTATTACCATCACTTATGTCTGTGTTTGTACCTAGATGTATCAGATGTCTATCTCTTTCAGATACTATTGACATTGAAGATTTTGTAGGAGCACCTGATACAACAACAGCTCTTGTTGTTAGTGCATTAGAGTCAAGTGTTATTGGATTCCAAGTAAATGTTCTATCATTGTGAATTGTGGCTACAAGTTTTTGACCAAAATTATCTAAAGACCAATTACCTGGATCAAGTGTTAATTCGCTTGTGCTAACAGATTCACCCCAAGAAACATAGTTTGATGCATCCTGCACAGATGCACCAGAATCGTGAGCAGTTCGTGTTGTGCCATTTGTGCCTCGTACTATGCCTTGTAGCACATTACCAATGATGCTTGTATATGTTATTAACTCTCCACCAACTAATATTTTACCTGCTGATGCAAAACCAGTAGAATCAGTAAGAGTAATAGTTGTTCCAGATCCTCCAGTTCCAAATTCATTATCTGATAGTGCACCATTAAGAGTTGTTACGACAAGTGGACTTATTGTTCCTCCCCATTCACCAACTCCCCAACCAAAACCAGCTGTCTGACCTATACCACCAACTTTTACGTATGGATTTATTGTTGCTCCTCCTCCTGCTGACATACCTGTGCCTGTTTCATTCGATGCCATTGTAACTGTAAATGCGTTGTTATTAGGCACTGTTGTTACCTCGAAAGTGTTTGTAGTAAAATCACTTGTAGAATATCCAGTTGCTCCTCCGCCCGGTAAAGTCACACTGGTAAAAGTAAACAGATCACCTACTGCTAATCCGTGTGCAGATTTGTTTACAGTAACACTAGCAGAACCGTTTGATGAGGAAAATGTTGCACCTGTTATAGCAGTTTCTAAAGGACTTATGTCAAACAAAGAACCGTCAAAATATAAAAACAAACCTTTGTTGGTTCCGAAGGCAACATATCTACGTCCCCTTATATCTGTCCATATATGAATATCTCTTGCTACACCGATAGTGCTATTACCTGTAATCTGTGACCATCCACCGATTTTTTCAGGAAAACCGTATCTAAATCTTACATTGTCTCCGTCAATCCAACGTCCTGCTGCACCTGTGGGAGTCACTTGTTTATTAAAGCCCGGTGCTATTTTTATCTCTCTTAAAGGCATAACAAATTATAGACTAAAAAGTCTTAATGGTAAACCTACTAAGGTAACTGCCCAGGCTGTCTTACCGAAGGTCCACCTATAAATTCTCTGCCATCTAAATAGTAGTCTTTGTTTTTTTCTGTATCTTCAACATAATGTAAAAATGTCTGAAGATAGTAGTCACCGGTAAAATGTGGTCGTGAGTGAAAAACTTTATCTCCTCTGTAAAATAAACCATCACCGGGCTCTAGAAACACATCTTCTTTTTCAGCTCTAAATGCCCATTTTGTTCCACAACTACCGATATGTACACTTATTGAATGTGTGCAAGAACCTCTATCTTTATGCTCTTCAAGGTGGGCATTAAAAGTATAAAGTCGCCAATATGAATAGGTTGGCAAAACTTTAATGTTTAGGTGTTTCTCAACAAGAGGCACCTTGTGAAGTAAAAAAGTGTCAAATAAAGGATCGCCATAAAATCCTGTATCTCCGTGTGTCTGACCTAAATCAAAGTCATCATAATTAAACCTGTGTCTAGATTTCATATATTCAGCACAAATTTTTACTTCTTCTTTTGTAAAAAAATTTTTAAATATAGTGTAATTCATAAAAACCAACTAACTATCGAATAACGTGTCCCCTCTGTTACAGGTAAAACAGAATGTGGATATATAAAATTACTAGGAAATATAATTAACCTATTTGGTTTTACATCTACTTTTTTTAACACCTCATTACTATCGCTTGGGTTAACAAAAACTAATTCACCACCTTTATAATCATTGTTTAACAAATAAATTACTGAAAGTGTTCTTGGTATTGATCCAGAATGGTCACAATGTGGTACATAAAAGCCTGTCTTTTCATATTTTAATGCTGTAATTTGTAAAATTTTTTCAATAGGTGAACAAGTTGGGCTTTTATTTATTGTTCTCATATACTCACCGATCATAAACATAAATGTTTTTCTTAATAGATTAAAATAATGCACGTCTGTGTAGGATTTTGAATTATAAAAAAAGTCAAACACCTCAGCCTTTCTTATATCTCTGTGAATACCTGCACCTTTAGGTTGAGTGGGATCAATCACTTCAGCATTTTTAAATTTAACTTTATTTAAATATTTAAGTAAAGAAATAACAACCTTAAATGGAAATATATTGTCATATTCCTTTATAAAAGAAACAGTATCCATAGTAAAAATATACTACTTTATTTAAGGAATAAGTAAAGGTGAAATTTTTGTTTGACTAAATGAATTTTTTAAAACTTCTGCTGGACTTGTATTTGCAATTGGATAACTAACGGAAGATAAATCAAGTGCTTCTAATCCTTCAACCCAAGTCGTGATTTCATTTTTATAAGCATTATCAATCTTGTTGTATCTAATAAATCTTACATAAGCTTCTTGAATATTTTCAACCCACCCTTCAATCAAGTCTTGAGTCACATCTATGCCAAAAGCATCATTGTTAGTCCACACTAAAGAATTATCAGATTTATTTATAACCACATTTTTTTTTTCACATAAAAAGTCCTGAGCTTCCTGATCAGTCAGCTGCACACAAGTATTATGTTGAGCAAAGTATGCATCTTTAACTGCATCAGTTGGTGCTATAAAAATCGGTCGTGTATTCTGTGTGTCTGTCGGTAAAGTAAAAATTGCCCAATATGCCATATTTCAACTCCTAATATGTTTTTCCATTTTCTAATACTACAAGCATACCTACTCCTCGTCCTGTAGTTCCATTTGCTGGAGAATTAACTTGTGCAGCTACTCCACCTATACCTGTTCCCCCTAAACCAAACTGTAATCCAAAAGTGTGAAAAGATGTGGAATCAGTATCAGGTCTACTATTTGATGGGCTTCCCGGAATAGTTTGTGGCACAAAATAAGAATCATCAAAACCTGTAACGTCACTAGCTGGAGAGGCTGTGCCATTAGCACCTTTAGTACCAAAAGCATTTCCACTTGGAGCTGCACCACCTCCAGCACCACCATTTACTGTTAATGTCCCTGCGGGATCAGCAAAGGTAGTTGCACCACCTGCGTTACCAGCAGTTACAGGTCCACCACCATTTCCGATAGCTCCTACTGAAAATGGAACGGAATAGGGTGCGGAGATAGGTATATCAAAAAAACCCAAGCCTCCATTACCACCACCACCGCCACGACCTGAGCCGTTTGATGGTTTTCCACCTGTTCCACCGCCACCACCTTGCATATATATTTTTAAACGAGTTGTGGCAGATGCTGCAGTGTATGTTCCCGATGCAGGTCCTTTTTGAACTAGACCTAATGTATATCCTGTCGCTCCAGCTGAACCAGAAGATGCTCCTGTTAATCTACCATCAGCATCTACTGTAATTGTTGCTGCTGTATAAGTTCCCGCTGAAACAGTTGTGGCTATAAGTTGATTTGCACCAACTGAGTCTGCAGCTAATTTTGTTTGTGTAATTGTTGATTGAGCAATCTTTGCAGCTGTAACCTGACTAGCTGAAATTTTTGCACTTGTAATTGCATTGTCCGGTATTTTTGCAGTAGTAACTTGGTTAGCAGAAATTTTAGCACTAGTAATTGCATTGTCTGCAATCTGTGCAGTACCAATTGTACCACCCAAAGTATCTAAGGCAATTTCATTTAAGTTTGTTCCATCTGCATATGCCGCTACAATTTTTGATTCTGCAGGACTAAAACCTGTGCCACTTACAGTTTTAATTGTTAAGTTTGACGGATTGGTTACTGCCGTTATATCAAAAATATAAAATTTTTCTATACCGTCAGGTATGGTTACAACAGATGCACCTGATAAAGTGATTGTTGCAAATTTAATAACCATATTACGAGCATTTGATAACGCTGCATTACTCATTGCTAATGCTACTGTTCCACCGTTAGTAAGTGTTACAGATTCAACACCAGCGATTGCTTGTTGTACTAAATTTAGGTTTGTATTGGTTTTGTCACCCCAAGTACCAGCATTTTCGCCAGTTACCATTAATTCTAATTTTAAATCAGTAGAGTATGTAGAAGTCATAAAAAATCCTTTTAAGTAATATACACTATTTAAGCCGCCCTATCAACTTCCGTCCAAACAACTTCTGTTCCAACATTGACTTCGGACCACGCAGTTATTGTAGGAGTTCCAACTGATAATGTCAATGTCTGACCTGTTACACTTGGGTCCGCACTAACCACTGGTAAAGCTGTTCCAATAGATGTAGTCATTGCTTGTCCAGAGGCTGTTACAGAAGAAACAGCATCAACTGTGCCTACTGACATAGCCATCGCTTGTCCTGTTACTCCTTGAACATTTGTTTGAACAAGAGTTATCGAGCCTTGACTCATTGTCATTGCTTGTCCGGTAACATCAACAGGTGTTTTTAATCCTGCAGCAACAATACCAACTGACATAGCCATTGCTTGTCCTGTAGTTGATTCGTTTGTCGTTTGAACAAGAGTTATTGTTCCCAAACTTGCATCAAGTTGATCTTCAGCAGGTATGATTGTAGGTGAACCATCAATCTGTAATCCGATCTGACCTATGTTTGTAGACATAGACTGACCGCTAGCAGAATGAGAAAAATCAGTAAATCCTAAAGCTGTGCCCTGTGATAAAGCTAAAGATTGTCCAGTAGCAAGAACAGAATAAGCAACACCCCAAGCACCATTACCCCACTCTCCTCTGCCCCAACCTGAATTTAATTCAGCAGTTGATACAACAGAGCCAATTGCAGAAGTTAGTGAACCTGCGGTTGTAACACTTATATTAGTATTACCTTGCTCTCCCCAAGGACCATCTCCCCAAGTAAGTGAACCCCAAGTGTTAGACATAAATTACCTAACTATGCGATTCTTAATATAGCCGCAGATGTAGTAAAAGCAGGGAACTGAATTGTAAATGTACCAGATGAAGCAGTTTTATCAGATCCAAAATCAAGAACTGCAACTGCTGTTTTTGAAGCATCCGATTGATAAATCAATGCTCCTCTTGCAGTCAAAGTCACGTTTGTAAAAGATAAATCTGCAAAATCAACAATAGCTGTATTTGTAGCAAGTGATGTTCCACCATTTACAAGAGCTTTACCTCCACTGCTATAACCAGAAGGAGAAGATGATTCCCCGTTTGGTGACCCACCAGCGAATGCAGTTGTTGATTTACCTAAAGTAGCTGAGTTTGTAAACAAAGCTAATTTAAATGTGTTACCACCCGGAGTTTTAAAATTATAAGCACCCTCTAATAAACCCTTTTTGAAAGAGTTACATATTGCATTAGTAGTAATAGCCATTTTTATTATCTCCTTATTTAGTTAACTATTTAAGGTGATGGGGATGGAACCTTAATACGAGGCACACCCTCATCGTACTCACCCCTTCTTCTTCTACCCATTTGTTGAAGAGCGAAAGCTTGAGTGTTTTCATTATACTGATCTAAATACAGTTTGTATAGATCGTAAGGACCTTTAAGATACCTAAAACATTCTGATAAAACTCCGTGTAACAGTAAATTTTCTTGATACTGTGATAAATAAGTTTGAGTTGTTGAGTTAAAATGAGGAGGGTCTTTTATATAGTTTACTTGTATTTGATATGAGGTGTTTGGTGTTGGAGCAAAAACTATACTTGTATTATCCCAATTGGCAAAATATTTAGGTTCACCTTGCGCCTCAGTTGGATTAAACTCTGAAATAAAACTAGTGTCTCTCTTTTCTAGAAAATTTCTAGTACCACTATTAATAATTTGAACTGAACGTGTGATTAAAGCATCAGCAGGTAAATTAACATATCTTTGAGAAGCAACTAAACTTGAAGTTGCATATTTTCTTAGATCATCATAATCAACTTTTCCAGCTATATCTAATTCTGTGTTCCTTATAAATTGATCTAATAAAGTATCACTTAAAACATTTGAGTCTACCTCTGTGTAGTTTCTTACTTGTGTTAAAAAATTTGTGTATGTAATTGTCATCTTAAAGTCACCGTTATTGATCCTGCAGATGGCACCTCAGAAACAGCACTACTTGCAGTTCTTGCTCTTAATTGTCTTTTACTATTTTGTTGATCAGGTGTCAACGGTGGTACTAAAGACTCAGGATTAGAATTAAAAAGAAGTGCAGGATTTAAATCTACTATAGTGGGTGATGATCTCTGTGGTCTAGCACTTGCTAAAGCAATAGCATCAGCAGTAATGTGTTTTCTTCTAATTTGTGGGTGTTTAGCCTCATATTCGGATTTATGCACAAAAGAACCATTCCATTCTTTTACCATCTCGTTGTACGGAAAAGCTTGACCACTTCTATCAGATATAGCTAATGCATATTTCCCACGCGCGTACGATCCCATTATCTAACTCCTTTGAAGTTTGTCCCTCTAATGGCTATGCCTCCACCTTTTTGCAATTTTGCTGTTCTTGACCCTGTAAATTTAGCATAAGGATTTACAGTGCCTCTAGGTCTTGCAAAACTTTCATAAATACTTGCCGCTGATTTTTTTGGTGATCTATTCGAATACATATATCTATATTGATGTCTTGTTTTTAATCTATCTAAAGCAGCGGCCTGTTTATCATATTCTGGATCACCAGCTCTTGCTGGTCTAGTTGTAGTCTCAGTGTAAGTTTGACTACCCACTTGTCTATATTGTGGGTTTAGATTAGTTTGTCCCATACTGGTACGATTTTTTATAGGTTCCTGAAGATATTCTCTACCGTAAGGTCCTCTTGTTAACACAGCTCCTTGTGGTAAAGTAGTTGTCATTTCTGGAGCTCTTGGTTGTCCGTAAGTGGTTGTTCTTGGATAACTTACTTCGTATTGTGGTCTTGTTTTTTGTTGTGTAGAAGTAAATGTTAAATTTTTTAAATTTTTTTCTGCTTCAGCTATTTCTTTAGACAAATCTCTATAGTAACCAGTTGTTGGTGCAGGTTTTGAAGTATCGGCAGGAATAAAAGAATATGTAGGTGTAAAAGTTTTTGATTCCAAACCTTTTGATATGTTAGCAAATTGTTCATCTGTTGGTTTTGCAAATTGTTTTTCTATAGATGAAATGTAAGCTTGTCTTTGATTCTCAGGCATATTCATAGTTGCACCATATTGAATGTTTGCTCTTTGATCAAAAGTTTTTAATTTTTCCGGTGTGCTTTGAAGTCTCTGTCTGTAGTTGCTAATAGTTTTAAACAGCTCCGGTCGTGATTGTTCAAGAGGACCAAGATACCCACCAGCTTGTAAATTTTTTATTCTTAAGCCTTTCACTATTTTACACCCTTAAATGAGGTACCTTTTATTGCAGCTCCTACACCTCTAACTAAACCCCCCTCATCAAATCTAAATTTTTCATATGGATTCTCTTTTGATTTTTTATAGCCAGCATAGATATCTTTTTTTTCTTTTTTTGGTTTGTCCATAGCAATCCTGTATGTTGGCATAAACTTTTCTGAACCTAATGATTCCGTTATTTGTTTGCGACCTTCCTCAGTAGCAAATTTTAATTCTTGTTGTTTTAAATACGCCTCTCTCATATCTTTAGGCATATTCTCTGCCGCTTTTTGTTGAATAGGGGCTCTTTCAACTAATTTATCGTATTTTGCTTTATCGGTTTCTTTTAATTTATTTGCATAGGTCATAAAATTTGTAGCAAAGTTTGGTGAGATTGCTCTTAATGTGTCAACAATTGTTCCTAGATTCGCTTTGGTAATTCTCATACTTTTCATTCTAAACTCCTTGTGGGTAATAGGTTTGTGGTGTTATATACACAGATGTTCTTTGACCATCCTCGTTAAGTGCTCGTGATAACTCATCTTCATATATAAGTTTGTTCTGTTGCGTTAGGTTTGGATTTATTTTCATACTCATATAATATGCTAGTCCCGCTACCATACACGGCAAGAAACGAAAAACCACATCAGCTGTATTCGTATACACTCCAGAGTCTTCAATTCTTTTAAGATAATAATACTTTAGATATGTATATGTTGTGGCATCTGGAACTTGATACAAAGTAATTGTTGGTATTGTCTGTCTATCAACATAATACTGTGATGGTTGACCTTGCGACCCTTTATTAGGCAAAGCTGCATATTCACTTCTACTAATTTTTGTTAGTGATACATCGTTTGTAGCACTTGTTGTTCCGGTGGTTGTGCTCACATAAGCTTCAAGTATATCATTAGCATTACTTGGTGCTGTGTAAGTTTGTGTACCTGCAGTCAGTAACTGTTCTTTTAGCTCTACTTTCCAAAGATGAACACCTCGGTTTCCCCATTCTGAAAAAAGAATATTTAAACTTCGTCTTGCAGATTTTAGATCTTGTCCACTATTAGTTCTTGCTCCGCATCTTTCGTACGCCTCTTGTATGATATCATCAATATCTAAATCGAATGTTGTTGTTCCTGATGTGGCCATTTTTCATCCTAATAAATTGGTGTTTTCTTTTTAAAACCACCTTTTGCCATACCTATACCTCTAATTTTTTTTATGGCATTTGTAACGCCGCCTTTTTTCTTTTTATTTCTTGCTCTTAATATTTTAAAATCTTCACCAGTAATTTTACCATCCTTATTGGCATCAATCCTTGCTTGACCCCCAACAAGAAACTCTTCTTTTTGCTGTTTCTTTTTACTTCTTTTCATAAAGGTAGCTGTTTTATCTCTTTTACCTTTAGCACTTTTTATGCTTCTTGTGACTGAATCTCCATATTCGTCTGCTCCCACTAAAGCTACACCCATAGGTCCATAAGCCATACCTAAAATTTGTGGATCTTCATCAATCTTCTGTTCAAATTTACTTTTTTTTCTTTTAGTCGGGTTTGGTAAAGTAATCTGCTTACGACGAGCTGCTTTCTTCATTTCAGAACGTTCATCAATAACTTTAATTTTTGGTTTTCTTCCTTTAACTTTTTTTGCTACCTCGTCTTGTAATTTTACTGCAGATTCACCTGGGCCAACTGGTCTTCCTAACTGTTTTGAAAAATATTGTTGCACAGATTTAATGCCTTTTGATAATACTGCCATAATTGTTCTCCTTTACTAGAGTATACCTTTATAATAAGTTTCTATCAACATCCCCTTGCTTGCAAAGGTTTTAACATTAGTAGGTTTACCACCTACACCTTGAGCTTTAGCTCTTTTTCTTTTTACCGCACTTCGTCTTTGCGATTCGGACATTCTTCGTGCTTTAGCTAATGGCACACATTTTGGATATTTTCTCTTCTGATCTGCTTTTAATTTGCTACGACCACATTTAGCATAGGATCCATCTTTTTTCTTTGATCCTATATCAACCCACTTTTCGGAAAACCATTTTTTTAATCCACTTTTTGCCATACTAATAAATAGGTGTTTTATTTTTAAAACCTTTAATTGCTATTCCACCAATACTTTTTTTTATTGGAGTTTTTGGACCTTTTCTTGACGGCACAGGAGGCTTATCTGCAGGACCGTGTATATCCGGATCATAATCTTGAAATTCAAAACCATCATCTTTTGCTGGTATATCTTCAACATTGTTATCTTTATTAAATTTTTTCACTGCAGCATCAAATTGTTTTTTACTACTATAACCATCAATTCTGCCTAAAATAGGATCAATAAAAAACTTCTTGATACCACCACGAGCGAATTTTGGTGCTCCACCTTTTTTATACTTTTTACTCCTAGGTGGTTGTCCAAGAATGGTGCTATCAATCATATCTTGTATTCTGCCCTCAGTCTCTTGTTCCCTTTTTACTCTTTTTTCAAATTCTTTGGCAAAAGTACCTTTTTTTTCATAAATTTTATCTCTATAGGCGTCAAAATCGCTTTCAGTTTCAAACTTTAATGCACCAGTTTTTGATCTTTTTCCTTTAGCTTGTTTTGCTTCTTGCTTTATTATATCTTGTTCAATAGCTTGATCTCGTTCTTTAGCTAAAATCTTTCTACGATTTTTTTCTATGAACCTAAGTAAGTCAAGTGACTTTTTAAATGGCATATTACTCTCCTACAGTAAATCTTTGTAATATGCCTGAGCTGAAGAGTTCATTAAATTATCATCATCAACATCTACTGATATTGGTGAACCCATAACTTCGTGGCCGCCTACTTTGTTAAAGCCACCTTTAGAATAAGTTTCATCAATGTAACCACGTTTTCTGTTTTCAGCTGCTATTTTAGAATTTCTTATGTCTATACCTTCGTTCGTTTCTTTAGCCTCTTTTCTTGCTTGGTAACGAAGAAAGGGTGTTGCAAGTGCCATAATTGGACTACCTGATTCTGCAAGCACATCTAACATACTTGGCTGTCCAGGAATAACTCTACTTAACTTTTTCAATTTTGGTTTTCTTGGACCATAAAAATCCTTACCAGGTTTATTGGAATATCTTTTTGATTTGTAAGCCTCAATTTTTTTTTGAACTTTCTTTCGTGTTCTTACTGAAGCCTCTTTATCAATTTCTCTTTTTGGGTTTTTAGATTCCATAATATCTCCTGTTTTAGCTTTTTTAGGACCCCAGTCTTTTCTTTTTTTACCGCTTGGGTCTTTAATTTTACCTGCACATATTTTTGATGCATAAGCGTTTGCATATGCGGAAGGATATACCTTAAATTTTCTTTTAGCTGCTGCTTTTCCTCTAGGACATAATTTAGTCATTAGTTACTTTACCATTCTTAAGTATGTCAGTAAACCCTATCCAACCTGTTACAATATACTTTTCTGATGTATGTGTGACTTTGCTTCTGTGTAAGTGACTATTCCAAGCTGACCAAAATAATGTAAGCCCTTTGATAGCAGGAACATAAAGTTGTTGAAGAGCAAACTCTGTTCCGCCATCAGCTATTGAGTTAAGATAAGTCATATATACAAGATATCTATTATTCTGAACTTTTGTGCCTGCAAAACTATTTTCACAATGCCAATCTTTGTAGCCACCACCTTTTTTATAATACTGTATATTTATTTGTTCATACAATCCAAATTTCTTTATCTGGTTTATATGTGGATATTTTTTTAAATATAATTTTAAACAATCACCCAATTCAGAAACATATTTTTTTCCAAGTTCTGATGTTTCATCTAAACGTAAATCTTCAGAATCTTTTATTTTTTTGTCAATACGTTCTTTACCTGCATCATAAACAACACCAGCATCTCTTTTAGAATTTTTGGTAAATTCTATAAGCTTATCACAAAGATGATTATCAATAAAATAACCACCAATAAGAGAGGAGTGAGGAGTAAGTAATTCATTTCTTTCTTTTTGCGGCACAATGAGCCCTTTCACTAAAACCTTTTGGTCTTTTGCAATTTATTTTTTGTTTTCTTTTTTTACTCCACTTCTTTTTTTGTGGTGGGTTTTCAATTTGTTTTCTGGTTTGCGATCTTGTTATTGGCACGGGATGTACCTCGTTTTACCATTTTGGTCTTTGTAAGCTTTTAGAAATTGTTTTCTATTTTTTTTACTTGAATAGGAAACGTGAATCCATCCGCTGTTAGGGTCTGACTCTTTGTAGAACTCTAAAATTAGCTGGTCATAATCGTAGTTTTTATTTATGTGCTCAGCTAGTTTTTTATTATCCAAACCAATTATTTCAAAATCGGCAGCCTCCCCCTTACAGTGTTGAGATTTAGCACTTGACCCTATTTTCTTTGACAGTTCAATACTTCTAAAACCTGAAGATATTGTTATGGGCATTTCAAAACGATCTCTAATTGGTTGTAAAAGTTTTTCGCACAATGTTTTAAGACATAAAATTTGTTGTTGATTAGGTTTATTATCAATACCCAAACGAAGTGCCGTTTGTGATTTTGTCATTTCTGAAAGTGTAAAATTAGGTGATAGTTTCATTTTTAAATTTTCTCACAAATAAATTAACTGGAAAAGATATGGACACCCATATCGCCCAAATTGATAAGAAAAATAAAAAACCAAATACGAGAAAACCGGTGGTTAGAAAATCCAAGAAAGGCTCAATAATACGCATAGTCCAATTACTATAAAGTCTTTATTAGAATTATACAAGTTTTTTATATTATCAATATGATTTTTTATTTGATCTAACATTTCCATCTCCTTCTTGCCTGACAAATTCTTTTGTTAGGCGTTTTTTTACAGTTAATATTATGCATTCTAGCCTGTCCTGCACTTCTTGCACAAAAAGACTTTCTACGTTTTGCAGCTTTACTGCCTTTCTTTACTTTACCAGTAACCGCTGTTTTAAGTTTGGAACCTGGATTCATCCGTCTATAAGCTTTTACTCCAGCTGCAGTCATACCCGCGCCTGATTTAGTTGATCTAAAGTTTTTCTTATTACGAGGAGGCATACCTCCTTTCTTTAGACCAAATAAATCTAGATCCTCATAGTATGAATCCATACTATCCATAATAAACAGTCGCCGAGGTTACTGTGCCTGCTGGCATTTTTATATAGGAACCTAAAGTTGAATTTTTCCTAAATAAAATACCCTCATCTGGAATGTACGGTTCAATATAATCTTTTGTAGTGGTCGCAACTGTATAGAAGAATAAAACATCTCCTGTTGGACTACCTAAAGCAAAAGAAATATCACCAATTGTTCCACCAGTAGTTATTTGTGCACCTTTTACTCTGTTAGCTCCTGCAAATATTACGCCTGCAGCTTCAGCAGAGTTTCCTGCTGATGTATTGGTGCCGACTGCTCCACTTGCAGCAATTTGTGTAACGGTAGCAAAATACTTAGTTGTAGAGACAGTATTTGCGTTTGGTCCTGCAATTGTTTCAGATTGAGATGCACCATTAGCATCTGTGCCTGTTATCGTAAAGTTCACACCAGATATATTTCCTGAGGATGTTAACGTAATCAGTGCTACAGTATTAGTGCCAGCAAAAGTAGCAGCGGTGCCTGCTAAAGTCATATCGCCTGCACCACCTAAAGTTTGAGCTGCCGCCACACTAGTAGTACTAGCTGCTGCTGGTTTAAAGGTTTTTACTTGTAATTGTAAACCCATAATTTACTCCTATCTATCAGATGCTGCAAACATATAATCAAGTGTTGTAATTTTAGTTCCAGTAGCATTACCTGATAGAGACATTGCTGCTATTGTTAAAATTTCATCACTAGGAATATTATCTGTGTGAGTAGCAACTAGTTTTCTGTTAACAAAAAATTCAACTTGTCCAGTATGATTAGAATCTTTTGGACCTTGAATTCTAATGCTTAATGTAACATCAGTATCGTTTGTCATATCAACACCAGAATCAGTTGAAGTTTCTGTACCATCTTTTTCTGTTTTACACAGAATAGATGCATCACCGTCATCTTTTTGAAAAACGATTCTGTCTGTTGCGGTTAACATATTTTCTGGATTTGTTGCAAAATTTATAGTGAACCCAAAACATAAATCAGTGTCAGTCACGTCAGATGTTCTAACTTTAGTTTCAAACCATAAGTCTTTGTTTTCCTGTACTTGAAATATTTCATTCTTCTGAATAGAAGCACCATCGTTGTCTGTGGTTCCTGCTGAACTTAAATTTAGTAAACCATTTAACTGATCAGCAGCTATTGCTACCGATGCTCCTGAATCTTTTACAACAGTCCATCTGTGACCTGTGGCAGAGTCAAAACCCACTCTGTCAAAATCATCAAAATAAACCACGTAATCTGGATTTTTGTCTATTGGTAAATCCTTAAACCATTTTTTATTGTCATTTACACCCGCAAATAAAATTGGGCCTGTAAAATGTACACCTGCCATAGTTTTCTCCTAGGTTAAAAAATGTAGTCCTCTAGGGTGGTCTGCCAAGTCAGTCTACATTTAGTTTATATTATCTTGGTAGATTCATTATACATAAAAAAAAGGGGCTCGTAAGCCCCTTTTAATCAATATTAATCGTAATATTTAAGCAGCTCCTGGAGAACCAAAAATACCTCTTGGATCAGAGAAACCAAAAGAATATCTTTCTCTTGCTTTGAATCTTACGTTACCTGTATCGAAGTCACCCTCAATAGCAGTTTTAATTGGTGCTCTAACAAACTGTTTTAGTCCATTAGGTGCATCTGTCATAATAAAGAAAGCATCCGTATCAGTCAGATAATGGTTAACTCTATAACCTTGTGGGATCATACCCATTGAAGCCATAGCATTAATGTCATTATCAGCTGTCGCTACTCTCTGTGGAGATCTTAAAATTCTCTCTGCAGTAAACTGAAGTTCTTTTGGAATGATCAGTTTTACACCCTGCATAGCAATTTTCAAACCTCTTTCATCAACAAATGCAGCAATATCAATTAAAGATTGCTCAAGTGCGGTTTCAGATAAGTCTGCAGCAGTTGCTAATTCGTTAGCGAATACACCACCAGTAGCAAGTGGATGTTGTGTTGAACAAAGTTCTACACCATCACCACCAGCAAAGCTTGAGTTAAATGCATTGTTAAGTACATTTGCAGCTTTTACTTGCTTAGTGTTTGCCATTGAACGAGCTAATGCTCTTGTATAACGAGCAGCTAATCTATCGTATAGATTATCTTCTATCGCTTCTTCAGTGATAGCAAATGCCATAGCAATAGTTTCGTGAGTGTATCTTGCTGTAAAAGATTCAGTTGCTTGGTCAAATGTGACCCCTGCACCCTCTTCTTTTACTGGAGCACTACCGAAACCTGTAAGCATTACTTCTTCTTCAAAAGCTCTATCTGATGCTTCTGCAACGAAGATTTCTGCGTGTTCGTTTTCGTATCTATTATATTCTAAGCCAAAGAGAGCATTTAAACCTGGTTCTAACTCTTTGACCAACTGGGATCTTGAAATAGCCATAATTTACCTCTCTAAGTTAGTCCACCGCTTTGACGGTAGAAGTGATTATTAATTCTAACAAGAACGTTTGCATTAGCAGTAGTAGTATCTTCATTGTTAGGATCTTGGCTTATATCTACAGCCATTACCATAAATGTAGATGCACTATCACCTGTGCTTACATCAAGTTGAACTTTTGAAATACCAGTAACAGTATTACCAGTTACATTGGTTACAGAATAGTTTTTAAACAGTTCTGATCTAGTAAATGCTGCATCAGCATCCATTAGAAACAATGTATCAGGATCATCAATTACATTTGCAACAATGTCATCTGCATTGATAGATCCAGGGTAAAAATTGCTAAAGGTAGGTTTTTGTGTTGTTGGGTCTGTGTAAAAACACCCGTTAAATACACCGACAACGTGATCCGAAGTACCTGCACTATGTCTAGCTACATTACCTGTAGACGTTGGGACAACTAAGTCACCTTGAAAGATTGCAGTACCTTCATTTTGTTTTATCGTGTATCTGTTTTG